GCAATGCAGTGCAAGGGAGAGCTGTCGCTCTACACACACAGATACTACGTGGTCAGCACATGACGCTGACGCAACCCCCATCACCTTGCGGTGATAGGACGCTTTGGGCTTAATGTCTGTTTAACGTCGCCCAAACGACGATGGATTAGCGGAGCAGCGACTGCGACTCCGTTATCCATTTCTCCCTTAACACTTTTACGCATACCTTGCGATACCGCTTTGTGCCGTCCTTGGTTATCTTCCAAGGACGTTCATGCTTCTCGCTCAGTAGACGCTTGAGTCTGTCATGCTCATGCACTGTTCTCTCAGCTAGCTCTCTCCACGCCTGATACTGATCAGGAGTTGGAAGGTCGAGAGCGATGAGGATGTGGTCACGGATTGCTTTTAATACTTGCATAGTATGTATGTGTGTGTATGTTACGTGTAGCTTGAGGGGCGGCGGGTGTCACCTGACTCCCCAATACCACCAAACTCACTACACAGATCGAAGAGAACATCCCCGAAAAAATTCTTGTGAAAAAAATTTAGGGGGGGAGCATAAAAAAATTAGCCAACTAAAAAATATTGAAAAAAAATTTTTTGTGGGGTAGTATGTGGCTATGGACGCATATGGGATGAAGTTTCCTGAAGGGGTTAATTTATTGACGATTGAGTTGTGGTGTTATGCGAACAGGGTTTGCAGTGCGGAGGAGAAGTGGCTGCATTTTAAGAACATTGTAGATATGGCATTTAATTGTCAGGGGAGTTTACGGCGGGTGATATGGAATAAATGGACGGAGAGGATGATTAGGGCGGCGATTGGGGATTGGGAGAAGAAGCGGTTTTTGGGTATTGCGGGATGCTCGTCTTCGGGAAAGAGCGATGGCTTTGCGTTGTACGCATTGGTGGAGTATTGGAGTCGGCCAGCAGATACGTATGTGTTTGTAATGAGTACGACGAAGAGTGATGCTAGGAAGAGGATTTGGCGGAGCATAACGCAGTTGTACGGACAGGCTCAGAGAATGGGATGCCCTGGAAAGTTGAATGACTCGTTGGGGGTGATTAAGGGGGTAGACAAGTTAGGGAGATTGACTCGGAATAGCGGCATTGAACTTGTCGCTGCTGGAAAGGCGGATGCTGGAGAAGCCAGCAGTGGATTGATTGGTATTAAGAGTCCAAATGTTATTGTGATTGCGGATGAGATGCCAAACTTAGGGGATGGTATTTTGGATGCGGCTTGGGACAACCTTACGTCCAATGATAGGGTTTTCTTTGGTGGGCTGGGCAACCCTAATTTATTTAGCGATCCGTTTGCTGATTTGTGCGAGCCATTGGCGGGATGGGCTTCTATTACGGAAGATGATGAGGAATGGAAAACAAAGTATGGGAGTTGTATTCGTTTTAATGCTGAGAAGAGTCCAAGAATTACGGATGAAGATGGGGAGAAATACTTTTGGCAACCTGATTTGGATTATTGCAATAGGATTGCGGAAGCCCGTGGTGGCAAGAATAGCCGTGGATATTACCGATTTGTTAAGGCTTTCTGGTGTCCTGATGGGGTTGGGAATACGATTTATCAGGAAAGTGAGTTCAACATCAACGGGGCTATGGAAGAAAATGAGCCTACATGGGATAGCCAGCCGACAACAATTACGTCTTTAGACCCTGCGTTTACTAGGGATGGGGATAGAGCGTATGCTGGCGTGGCTAAAATCGGGAAAGTGAATGGAAGGGATCACATGCACTTATGCCAATACAAGGGTCTTGAAGAGAATACGAATGACAAAAAGAATCCATTGTCTCACCAGTTGGCGCTTCAGTGGAAGGAACTTGCTGATAACTGGGGCGTGACGCCATTTAAGGCAGTAATGGATGGAACTGGAAGCGGCATTGCCTTTGGCCATATTATTGACAGTCTATGGAGTCCTGCTGTAAGCAAGGTAAACTTTAGCAGCAAAGCTAGCGGACGAAAGGCTTTCTTCAGGGGCAAAGAGGTTGAGTATTACAACAAAAATAGTGAATTATGGATTCAGCCTAAAGAGTTTATTCGTAGCGGCCAGATCACGGGAATCAGCAAAGAGCTTATGTCCGAGTTATGCACAAGGCAGTATTATGCCAAGGAAACTGAGAAATTGCGCGTAGAGGGGAAGGGCGAGCACAAGAAAAATAACAATGGAGAATCTTGCGATATTGCAGATATGTTCTTAATGTTAGTTGACAAAGCCATTAGCATAGGCATGTTTAAGTCCGAGGAAGTAAAGCGCGTCTCAAAAGTAATTGGTTCTGGTTGGAACAAAATAACCAAAAAGAAACAAATTCGTGCTTGCTGCGGCAGAAAACTTAAAAGATAAGAACACATGTTACACGATGTAGCCATTAAGGAACTTGACGGAATTGCTGACGGATTGCGTAGCTTGGACCCAGAAACAAAGAAAGCTCCAAAGGAACGGATGATTTCTCCTGCGGCTTTGAGAGGGATTCATGATAAAAGTATTACTGATGATGAAGTTGGAAGCTACAATAGAAGCTTGGTTCAGGCCGACATGGATTTTGCTCCTCCGTTTGATGAGAAAGAGCTAGCTGAAAAAGGACAAGGCGACAGGTTTAACTTCAATACTGGCGAAGCTGCCGCAATTAAAAACGAAGCAGTTAGTGGTTATGTTGATATTTACAGCACTCCAACAACCATTGCTGAAATTCCATTGATGGAAGTTGAAGACCCAATGCGTAGCCATTATGAAAAGATTTTGGCTGAAGAGTTTAGCGCAATGGATCGCTCAAATGACAGTGCATTCCCTACATTCCTACAGCTTTGCGACTTGTATGTAACTCATGGCGTTGCCGTTGCTTATTTTGAAGACAAGCAAACAATGCATTACAAAGTCGGTGGGCTAGATAGATTTAAGTTCCCTCGCAAAACAACGATTATTACTGGCGATATGCCGCTATGCACATGCGATAGCACAATGACAATTATCGAGCTTTATCAGAAAATCTCTGGTGATGCGCCTCTAAAAGGATGGAATAAAGATGCGGTAACTAAAGCAATTACCAATGTGGCGTCTCAACGCAACGTGAGATGGAACGAATGGGAAAAGGTGCAGGAAGACATCAAGAGCAATGATGTTTATCTTGAGTCACAAGTAGATTTGGTTGAGTTGGTTTATGGATGGGTTGTAGAGTTTGATGGCAAAGTCAGCATGTATATTACCACTAGAAGTGGCGCATCTGGCCCATATGACTCCGACAGTGAAGAGTTCTTGTTTAAGGAAGTTGGATATTACGAAAATATTAACCAAGCATTCCAAATCTTTGCATTTACAATTGGCAACAATGCCAGAATCCATTCCGTGCGCGGACTTGGTTATCTTATTTATCAAATTTGCAATGCTATGAATGTCCTCACCTGTAAGATGATGGACAATGCTCGCGTTGAAGGGTCAATGCTTTTCCAAGCTGGAACACAAGAAGAACTAGAAGACTTGGAGATTATTGACTTTGGTGGTGGTATTGCACTCCCCCCAAACCTAAGCCTTCCAGCTAGACCACAAGCAGCAAACCTTAATAACTCCATGATGCCAGCAATTACGCTTGGTCGTGGACTACTTGACCGAGCTACTGGTGGACTTAGTGCTGGCAATATGATTTTGTCTAATCAACAAGATAGACGCACAAAGCTTGAAGTTAGTGCGCAACTTGATTGGATTAATAAACTTAACAGCTTTGCTATTAACCTTTTCTACGGCCCACTTGATAACATCATGCGTGAAAAGGTAAAGAGAGCTTTCACCATCAAGCAACCAGACAAGAAAAGCCGTGAAATGGTAGAGTCAATGAAAGAGCGTTGCCGTAGACGTGGAGTTCCCGATGCCATTTTTGACATGATTGACTACGAAAAAGTCAAAGCGCAACGCATTATTGGGACTGGTTCTCGCGTTAGCCGCGTAATGATTTACGATCAGTTGCAACAGATGTATGCAAGCATGGATGAAATTGGACGTAAAAACTTTACATTTGATGTAGCTTCTGAGCTTATTGGCGCAGATAAAACAATTCGTTACTTCGGCAAAAATGAAGAACCTAGAGTTCCAATTGATGCCAAGATTGCCGATTTGGAAAATATGCAATTGCTTCAAGGTCAAGAAGTTATGCCTATGGATGGTGAAAACCACATGGTTCATATTCCTCGCCACTTGGCAGTTCTTGAGGAAGGCTTGCAAGGAGTTGAAAATGGAGAAGTTGATTTGATTGAATACAGCACATCGCGCTATCCAGTTCATCAACACGTTGTTCAGACGCTTCAAATTACTACTGTCCAGCCAGAGATTCAGGATCAACTCAATTCCTTTATCCAAAGATCGCAACAAATTGGCGAGATTATTGTTAATGGCATTAGAGCCTACAACAAACAACAACAGCAAATGGCTGAAGAGCAAGCTGCTGCGGAGGCTGAAGGGCAGGCACAAGGTCAAGCTCAAGCTCCAGAGGGAGATATTAAATCTCAAGAAGCAAGGCAGAAGATGCAAATGCAAGCAGAGATTCACCAAGAAAAATTGCGCCAAATGCGTGAACTCGGTCAGCAGAAAATTGTATTAGAGACGCAAAAAGCCATGAGCCAGATTGCTGCAAAAAATGCAGAGGTTCAAGCTGCCCTCCAACGTAAAGCTGGACTACTTTGATTTATGACAGAACTAGAACAAAACCAGTTAAATGAAATGCTGAGTTCCCATGTAATGCAAAAAGCATTGCAAGCAGCAATTCATCACAAGAAAAAATCTGATGTTGATACAATTGAAAAAGCAGCCTTAGCGCAGGCTTTCAATATGGGGCTTTTAGCTGGGCTAAACTCATTACTTGAGTCGGCTAAAGTTAAAACAACATTGGGATTAACAACTAGAAAATTGAAACATGATTGAACCAAACGACGATAATGCTGGAGCTGATGATATTTTTTCGGCTATGAATAACCAGTTTCCTGCCATTGACAACGACGGAACAGATGATTCTGTCCTTGAAAATGACGTTCCACCAGGTAATGACGATCCTCCAATCAATGAGGAACCTAAAGAAAGTGGTAAAACAGTAGAAGAAAAGTCACCCATTGAAGAAGCTGAAGAGTTTTTTAATGATGGAGAAAAAGAAAATGACGGCGAGTTTAACGAGGATTCTTTTGACAAACAAACAGAAGAGCTGTCAAAAGGAATGGATAAAAAGGCTAGCGATAAATTCAAAGAGTTGCGCCAAGAGTTGAAAGACTTTAAGCAAAAACAAAAAACCGTTTCTGTTCCCGATGATGTTCAAGCTAAGTTGCAAGAACTTGAAATGAAAGCTGCTGAAGCTGAAGGCTTGCGCCAGCAAGTTGAAGAGCTTTCTTCTGTAAGTGCAAAAGTAAAAGTGGAGTCATCCAAGGAATACAAGGAAAGGGTTCTCAATCCAGCCATCGAAATTCTGCAGGAAGCAGATCAAATTGCCGAAAGCTATCAAATTGATTCTGAAGTAATTCAGACAATTATCCGTGAACAAGATAAAGAGGTTCAAGCTAAATTAATTCAGGCGCATTTGTCCGAACTTAATGAAGTTGAAAAACAAGATATCTATCGGATGATTTATGAATACAAGGGGCTTGGTAAAGTTCGTCAAGAAATGCTTGACCGTGCTGAAGAAAAACTTTCTCAAATTGAGGCGCAGCAAATTGCTGAACAACAAGCTCAATATGAAGAGGATAAAAAAGCCGTGCAGTCTATTCAGTCTAACATTTGGGATAAATACAAAGAAGTAATTCCAGGATTTGTTGATGAAAAAGGAGAAGTTACTGAGGAGTGGACTAAGCTGCGTAATCGTAGTTTGTCTATTGACTTCAATAAAGCTGCTGGCAAAGACAAGGCATATGCGGCATTTGCAGGGGTTGCCCTTCCTCATGTAATTAAGGAGTTAAACAATGCCAAGAAATTGTTACAGGAATATAGCGGCAAGGAAGCCAATGACTTGCTGCGTCGTCCAAAGCTCGGACAACCATCTTCAGAGGAGCCTAGTGGCCCTGAGGATTTCTTGACATTAATGAGAAAAACTAAATTCAAATAAAATAATCAAAAATAGTTTTTGACTAATGCTGTTATTTGGTTTATTTGTCTCTCGAACTTCTTGAGATGCAAAGTTCTAAATAACAGCATTTTCCGTTGGCTCGGTCGTTATCCGTTCTAGGCATTACTTCTACAGAGCTTGCTCAGTAGTTTTATTATCTCTAACCTCTAATTACCTAATACTATGGCTAACGAAATTAATGACTGGCTGCTCCGCGAATCGGGCAGGATCACCCCGAATATCAACCAAAAAATGATGGCCAAGACCACGCCTTGGCTCACCCTTCACTCTCGCGAACAATGGCAAGAAGGAATGGGCAACACCCTAAAGACGTTTGTTTTTAACCGCGCTGAACTTACCGCTGCTCCTGTTCAATGGGAGAACATGTATGACGAGCCCAGTGTCTCTGATGGTGGTAGTTGCGTTCCTCCAGCTGATGAAGTTAAATTCAGTCAGCTCACTCGCGACTTCAATCTGCAAACAAAAGCAATTTGGGGTCCGAATCTTTGCGTTAATAACCTGCGTTACACCTTTGTTCGTGAGCAACAAATGCAAGCATCCATTAAGGCTCTTGCTGACCAAGCTCGCGAAACTTGGATTGCGCGTTATCGCTCGGAGTATGTGCGTGTTGCAGACAACCTTGCTCTTGCCAACTCCTCGTTCAACCTGAACGGTGGTAAGTTCAATTCGTTCTCATTCCCAAGTCCTGGCGGCACTCCCGCAGTATCCATCCTTACTCAAGGCTTCCTTGATTATGTGTATGAATACCTCAACCATCAAGGCGCTCAAGATGGCGCAATGGGCATGGCTGATTCGCGTTCGGTTTATGGTTTGATTACTAGCGCTCGCTCTAGCCGCAACCTTATTACCAGTAATCCAGATGTTCGTGAAGACTTCCGCTATTCTAGCCAAAACGAGAAACTGCTTTCTCCAATGGGCGTTAAATGGAATTATGCTGGCTTTACTCACTTGATTGATGACAAGACTCCACGTTGGAACTGGCTTGCTGAAGCAACTGGCAAAATTAAAGTTGCCACTACAGTCCTTACGACTTACGCAAGTGATGGCTCCACCCCAGCTAATACGACGCTAACTGTTGGTTCTCAAGTGTTCTCTGGCTCTAACCAATACATTATTACCGCAGTTCTTAGCGCGTCTACCTACACCGTTACCAGCGTGACTGGTGGCGCTCCTACGGCGCAAGGAACAGCTGCTGTTTATAGCGCATGGGTTAGCGTTCCTGAATACATCAATTCTGGTGGCGTTGTTATTCCAAACCCTGCTTGGTTGACTGCTGAATACGAAGATAGCTTTATCTTCCACCAAAAAACTGCTGTATGCTTGATTCCCAAGCCTCTTACGAGCGTTGCTGGTGCTAAATTCGATCTGGTTAATCACGCTGGTGAGTTCTCTTGGAAGAACTACGCTGATGAGATTAAGAACCCAGATGGAACGATTGGTCGCTTCCGTGGTGTTCTCACCTCTGGCACTCGCCCAGACAATCCAGAGTTTGGTATCGTCATTCGTCATAAGGCTTGCTCTAATGCCTTTGGAATGATTACTGATTGCTCTACGATTGGCAGTCCTGTTGTCGAATAAGCTAAAAGCCTCCCCTTGAAACAAAACAGGGGGAGGCTTCTGCCTACGGGCGAGATTTTAGCCAACTAAAACAACATTGTGTATGAGCAAGCCTGTAATAGCTTCAATTCATATTGAACAAGCGACAACCTTTCGTCGCAAAGTTTTCTTTTATACAGATTCTACGCATGAAGAAACTGTGGATGTAAGTGAATTTGATTTTGCAATGTCTTTATACAAGGCAAATTACAAGTTAGATTTTACAATCAACAAAACCAATCCTGAAGATGGCGAGGTAGAAATACTACTTACTCCTACTCAAACGCAATCAATTTCTACTGGCAATTACTTTTACGATTTTTTAGCGCGAGATGCTGGCAATGACGTAACCAAAACACTTAAAGGAATCGTAACTGTTTACGAAACTGGAACTCAATTACCTGATGTCTGATTTTCACATATCTCTTGAATCCGAACAATTATTAGCTAATTTTGAAATTGGCATACCAGGACCTACGGGCCCTACTGGACCAGCAGGCCCGAACAGCGTCACAAGTGCGACGACAAGCGATGGGACGGCGAGTTTAGACATTTTGGATTTAACCGTTGGCGGAGATGGTATAGTTTTAACAGGAGCAAATGGTTTCATCTGCACAGAGGGGATGAACGGGCAGATTTTCACGAACGGGTCGGATGCAACCATTTATACATTAGGATCTGACGCAACGATTTCCACCAATGGGGTTGATGCGCGAATTTATACGCAAGGCGCAGGGGCGCACATTCACACCATTGGTCAATTCGGCAGCATCTACACTGCTGGCGAAAATGCAACCATTTACACCAGCGGCGACTATGGAGATATTTACACCACTGGGTCGGATGCGAATATCTACACGCAAGGTGAGTTCTCGGAAATTTACACCACAGGCGATGCCGCTGACATTTTCACGGGAGGTGCAAATGCAAATATACGAACGTCGAATGGCGGCTACATCCAAACCAGCAGCACGTTCAAAATCACGGATGTAAATGGGGTTTACGCCACAACTCTTTCTGGAACGCAAACAGCGAATCGCGCAATCGCATTTCCTGATGCGGACGGCACGGTTGCACTGACGACATCCAACGTCGCAACCGCAACTGCGCTTGCAACCTCTCGCGACATTTTCGGACAGTCATTCAACGGCACTGGAAACGTAAACGGAAATCTACTAACAAACGGTCATTTAGCGAGTGTCCCCAGCGGAGGCGAGGCTGGGCATCTAGTCACCCTTAACGGCACTTCTCCAACGGTTGTTACGGGTCGATCCGCATGGTGGTCTAACGCGTCAGGAGTGCCATCATTCCGCAACGGCACAGGCTCAGCAGTGACGCTAATTCGTAGCACCGACCTTGGAACAAACGTAGCGACATTTCTTGCCACGCCAAGCAGCGCGAATCTTGCCGCCTGCCTTACCGACGAAACAGGGACGGGCGCGAATGTCTTTGCTGACTCGCCAACTCTCACAAGTCCCACAATCAATTCTGGCATCAGTGGCACTGCTGTGCCTAGCGTTCTGCAAAACCAAGCTGGCAGCACTCGCCCGATTTGTGTTTTGTTTGAAGACTTTTATGGACTCAGCGGGGCGGGAACGCACCCATGGAACGACTCGGGCACTGGCAGCACGGATGCCTCTGCCACTGGAGGTGCTGGGCAATTCATTGGGACATGCAGACTTGTCACTGGGACGACACAAGGAAACAGCAGATCCAGAAGTCTAGGCATAGGCGCAAGTAACATTTTCATCGGAGCAATTATTCGCTACGGTTTCGCCATCCCCGACATCACAACCGTAAATCTGGGACTTGGCTTTTCTGGTGGTGGCAGCGCGTGCCAGCTTGTATATCAAAGTGCGTCAAATTCTGGGCAATGGGTTCTCAGCACAAATGCAGGGATCTCCACATTCACGGCAGCAACCCCTCAAGCTGGCAACTACTTCTCGGGCAAACGCTACCAAGTCGAGATTGAGAGGGTGAGCGCAACCCAGACTCGCATCCTGCTGGAAATTGCTGATTTCAACCTAGCCAACTGGTCAACAGTTTATGCTGGCACGGTCACACATACATCTGTTTCTGGTAACTGGGGGGAATCCACCCCAAGTTTTTATGTGCAAACGCAAGCGGTAGGAGCATCTCGAACGATTATGGTTGACTGGTGTTCATTATTCCTTCCAATAATTTTACGTTAATGCTTATGATCGAAGAACCAACACCCACTCAATTCAACAACGCACTGGCCTGCAAGCAAGCGAAAGCCGCCGTGCATTATGCCATCACCCAGAACGAGTGCTACCGAGCATTCTGGAATCGAGATCCTCAAGTGATTCTCGATTCAATGAACGCGAACATTCAGCTCACCATGCAGCGGTTTCTCGGCAACACAGCACTTGGTGAGGCGATCAATGCGCAGTTGGCACACACCCCCTACCATGAGCGGTGCATCGTCACCATGCCGAGCGGCTACGCATTCCAAGACGGTCAATTCGTTTACTTGCAGGACGAAAAAGAAATTAACAATTAAACAACTACACATATGTCATTACCAGAAGAATTCAAAAGACAGGCTTATTTAGCAACTCCTGATTGCGCAATTGGAGCGATAGCAATTACTCCAGATACTCCACTAGAAATTCCTTCAAGAGGACTTTATGTTGGCGGCGGTGGCAATGCTACAATTACATTTGCCAATGGAGATATTGCTACTTTTAATGGACTAATTGCGGGACTAGAATACCCATTTAGCGTCATCAATATTTCATCTACAGACTTGACTGCTTCTGATTTTGTAGCAACTTACTAAATATGAAATTAAAAATCACATTAAACATTGGAACTGGAATGTTAATGGCAGGCGCTATTCCAGTAGCTTTCGGTCCAATTTTGTTTAATGGAGTCCCGTTGCTCTACAACGGAGAAGAAATAACATTTACAAACGCATGAGCATTGATTTAGGAAACAGCCCCACTCCACCCGACCAGAATCCAACTCCAACACAAGCGGAGCAAATTAGAAATGCTCTCAACTGTTTCTCGCGTGGAGGAGATACCATGGATGAAGGTGCGGTTATTACATTTGATAATGGCTCCAGATTAAGGGAAGGAACTACTGATTCTGGAACAGGCGGCAATGGCGGCATTGCTATGGTTTGCTCGATCGACTACGAATTGAAGTGGGAAGCAGGGCGACTTTATATCATGCAACAAGATGGTATTAGCATTCGCGTTGAATATGGCGGTGGAGAGCCAATGAGTGACGATGACGACACCAAGGGATACTCTAGCGGGTCACGTAGAGTCCTAGACAATGGATATGCTTATAAATGCGTTGATGCGACCACAGATGACGCAGTTTGGGAGGGTGGTTGTTTGTATGATCTTTCTGACGACAAGTCGATTGATATAACAAATCGCCAACTTTTGACATCAGGAGGTGACGTTGCAATCGACTGGCAGAACGGCTACATTGGAGACGGCGCAAGCCGTATTGATTTTGTTAGTGGTGCTCTTCAAGCGTATGATGGAGCTGTATTTCTTAGTGTGCTAGATTATGACAATCAGGCTTTGATTGACCTAACTGGAGCTGTCTCGGTGAATTGGGATTCCCGAGTTCTTTATCAAGACTCGATAACACCAGCACTAAGCTGGAGCGGTGGTCTCATATCCACTAATTTCCCGCTTGAAACCACAAATACTCTCAAATGTGGAAATTCAACCCTTTCCGCAGCACCAACAGCTTCCGCCGCAGGTATTGGAGCGCAGATTATTATCACTGACTCAAGCACTACCACTATAGGAGATACGGTGTCAGATGGCGGCTCCAGTGACGTTCTCGTTATGTCTAATGGAACAAACTGGAAGGTCATTGCGGATCTTACTTAATACTCACCCATAACAAATAAAATTATGTCACTACAGCCAATCCCAGTAACCAACGATGAGTCCGCCAAAAACATCGCTCGTCAAATTCTTCAGCAGATCAAATTTCTTAAAGAGAATATCGAGAGGTTGCGCACCAAAGGTGTTCCTTCTCGTCCTGCATCACCTGAACGTGTATTAGCGGATGGTCGCGTAATCCCAGCAATGCCAGCTGCTATCGCCATTTCTCCTGACGCTATTAATGCCGCGCTAGGCGTTGACAACTGCGAGATCCTCGATAAAATCAAAGATGCAATTGAGTAATTTGCATGACCAATTAACTCAAAAGAAATAAGTTTATGCAGCCCCATCAATCCATTGCTGATGTCATCACTCTAGGACTCGCTGTTATCACTGGCAAGATATGCCTTGTTTTAGCTCAAATGCCTGACCCATCTTTTATCGAAAAACTTGCTGGCCCACTTGGGGGGATATTTGCCATGGCAATTGCTATTTGGTATCTGAATGACAAAACCAAAAAGCTAGATGCAAAAAACGATGAGAGGCAGAAATTACAGGATGTGAAAGATGCTGAAACACTGCGGCGCAGCGAGGAGTCGGTCAAATCAATGACCGAGGCTCTCACTAAAACAAGTATTGTTGTAGAGCAGAATCAAAGAATTATTGAAAGGTGTGTAGATGCCTTGGAAAATCACCCTTGCTCAAAATGAACTGGTATCGAGAACTCCATCCGACTAAAGAAGGGAAACGGAAACTCCGTTTCATAACAACGTGCTTTGGTGGATTACAATTGTATGGAGTAGCCAAAAATCATCGCGACTGCATACTCAAAGATAATAAAGGCAACGCATGGGCTGGAATTCAAAATGGACGTTTGTGGTGGGCAAAAGAGTATGCTTGGAATGGATGTAGTCCCAAATACTATATTGGATGGCCTCCAATTGGTAAATGGGTTGGAACTCCCGATCCTAAAGAAAGTCTTCGTGGATCGCTTGGGCATGATATTCTTTTTCAGTTTAGCAGCGTATTAGATATTTCTATTGAGGACGCTAATTACAATTTTCTTAAATGGCTAGAGACTGATGGATTCTTTTTAGCAGAACATTATTATGATGCTGTTGAAATGTTTGGAGAAAAGTTCTGGAAAAAACACCCAGAAGCTGTTACCATTGAATACGTATGAAACTACTAATTGTAATTATTTTAGTATTTGGTTGCTCATCATGCATTGACTCTGTGACTATTCGCGGCAAGTATGCTGATTACAAAATTACTCCACATAAACCTATTTACATGGAATACAGCAAATGAACGCAGAACAAATTGGAATTATGCAACAGCGAATTAAAGACCGCTATGACCCGTTATTGAAAGTTGATAAATTTTGGGGGGCAAAGTCTCAGGAATCTTGTCGCGCCTATCTTCGCAGCTTAATGCCAAAACCTAATCCATGGCCTGATCCAGACCAACGTTCATTGAAAAGATTTTATGGAGAAGCGGGAAATGAGTCAAACTTGGTAATGATTGAGTTCCCTTATCCAATGTATTATGGAGGCAAGCATGTAACTCGCACTAGGGTTCACAAAAAATGCGCTGATTCACTACTGAGGGTCTTGAGCAATATTAAAGACTTGTTTCCTCATCACCCTCAAATTCTAGACGAAGCTAATGACTATGGCGGGATATTTAACTTTCGTAATAAACGAGGTGGAGCTTCGTATTCTCTCCATGCTTGGGGAGCAGCAATTGATTTAGATGCGGATGACAATACTTTCCGTGATTCATGGCCAATGAAGGCAGATATGCCATTGGAAATCATGGAGTGCTTTGCCCGTGAAGGGTGGAAGTCAGCGGGAGCTTTCTGGGGCTATGATGCCATGCATTTTGAAGCAACAAAATAATATGAAAAGTAAAAACAAAGTGTTGATGACTTTCTCCGACATTCATGTTGGTTCTACTGTCGCTCTCTGGCCAGAAGGATTTGTAAGCAATGAAGGCAATCCAATTGGTCAAAACAAGTTTCAAAAGTGGCTGTGGTCATGCTGGCTTGATATGCAGAAATGGGCAACCAATGTGATTGGAGACGACGAGTTTGACTTGGTTATTAATGGAGACATTGTTGAGGGTATTCACCATAAATCGTTGCAGGTTATGACTCCAGACTTGGGCGATCAAATTGCGGCTGTAAAGCAGGTTCTGGGAGTTTTTGCCGAGAAAGCAGATAAGATACACCTAATCAAGGGAACTGAGTGCCATACGACCACTCAAGAGATTCACGTTGGCAGGGCGCTTAATGCTTCTATTGATCCAATCACCCAGCAAAACGCATGGGATAATTTGGATTTGCAAATGAATGGAGTGCTTTACAACTTTGCTCACCACATTAGTTCTACGGCCAGAACCTATCTTGAAGCATCTGCGCACAGCATTATGCTAGGAAACCTCACACATGCCCGTGCTAGAACAAAGAGGCCAGTGCCTGACGTAATGGTTCGTGCGCATAGGCATAGACATGGAATATGGGAGGATGGCAACCAGATTAGCGCTATCTGCGGAGCATGGCAGGGATTGACTAGGCATGGACACAAGGTTGTTCCTGATGCCATTCCTCAACCTAGCGTTATTGTCTTTGACCATAGAGGGCAAGCTGCTGGAGAGCTTCCTCGCATTCACAGAAAAATCTATACAGCAAAATGAAAAAGAAAGCATTACTAAAAGAGCTTGTTCGCCTAGCCCAAAAGAATGTTGTAGGAACTAATGAGTTCACTGTTCCTGAGTATGTCGAGGAATTGCGTAATTCGGGAATTGAAATTACTGAATGCGCGGCTAGATCAAAATTAACTCGCATGGTGAATATCGGAGAACTAAATAGGCGCAAGGCCGTATTAGATGGCAATCGAATTTCAATTTACAGTTATCCCCAAAATGTCAAAAGAACATTAAGCAATCCAAGACTTGATGAATAGTTATTGACTTTTAGCCGACTAAAGTTATTCTTTTCTTGAAAAGCGGGGTGAATGTCGATTGGTAAGACGTCACGCTCATAACGTGAAGCATATGGATTCAAATTCCATCTCCGCAACCAAATCTTCAAATTAATTGATATGGGAAAACTTACGGCAATAAATTTGTTAAAGGAATCAGTTAATAAAGCTGACGAGTTGCCTCGCATTGTTCTTGATAAAAAGCAAGCTACTTCTTCTAAATTTCCATTTCAAAATAATGAAATCATTTCTCCACGTATAGTTATTCCGACTGATTTAGCGAAAAACGCAGTAAGCGTAAGCAAGCCTTCTGTAGATTTAAGAAAATCTCAGTTAATGAGCAAAATCAATCAAGCTCCAGATATTGGGGAGTCCTTTATAGCTCCATACAATAAATTTGAAGAAGTGGTTCAAAAAGTCGAGCAATCTAATGATGCATTGCAAAATATGCAATTTGGATTAGCTCTTGGGGCAGCAAGTCCTAACTTGAAAACTTCTTCTATTTCAGGGAAAGCATTAAATAAATTAGCTCCAATAAGCAAAGCCTCTGATATTGTTGAAAAAGCATTATGGGTTGGAGATGCTGTAAGAGCATTAGGAGACTCGGAATATAGAGCGGAAGCAGATAAAGGAATGGGGAAAATGGTTGACTCCAACCTTGAAGGCGCTGATTTGTTTTTACAGGCATTGCAATATGTAAGCCAAAGACCAATAGCTTTTGGTGGGGCAACATTAAGAGGTCTCTCAAATGGAATTAATAGTGAAAAACAGCAAGCTTTGGAAGAAATGTCTGAAATTTTAGATGCTGAAATATCTGTTAAAAAAGATGATGTTAAATCTCGTATTCTTCCAAAAGGTTGGAAAGTAACAGAAAAACAAATGACTCCAGAAGATTACGCAATGCTTGATGCAGCCAAAAAACTATTTAATCAATAAGACTTGCATGATTTATTCACAATACTAATATAGCAAAAGCATGAGTGTATCAATACAGCGTTACCCAATTTTTGATGTAGCTTCCCCCCTAAGAGACCTAATCTTTTACGAGGTTGTTGACTATAATCTTCAGAATAATCGTAATGCTGAATATGGAGATCCATATCACAATACAAGAACCTTTCCTAATCACGAACTTGTTTACATTGCCCCTAATGACAAAGAAGGTAAATTTTATCGTTTTTATTATGCTGCCAAGCGAGAAAACCAAGACGAATACAACTGGAAATTATCTAGTGGACAGCAATTAATTAGGACATATTTAGTTCCTCGCAATCTTTATTACGAAAGAAGCGCAGATGAGGCGGTTGATAATTTTATTGTAAGCAATGAATTTACATATCCAGAAATTGGCACACTAGACACTCGTTTTGCAAAGTATGGATTTGCTGATGACACGGTGGAGGACGCTCCACAAGAGTTGTCTAGTCTTTACATTATAGTTCAAAGAAGATTTTTAGAGCCAGTAACAAATGAAATATCATGGGATGACACATTCAAGAAAAACATTAGGATAAAAAAAGAACTAATTCCAGCCCTTCTTGAGCATGAGCTGCCAACGCAGATCGCGGGTAAAACTATTGAAATCCAAAAAGGAAATAGGTTTCATGATGTAAGAATTACCAAAGAGTTAATTCAAGGAGTCGGGGAATCCTACCCTTATGAAAAAGACCCATTACCAGATTATCGCGACTTCAAATTTCCCAGTAGGCTTGACGGAATTGATCTTGTTTGGGTGTGGGCTTGGGCCGATTCAACCAGTGCGCTTCCGTCTTATTCAGAAGACTTTTATTTTGATTGGAAAATAACTGATCCAAGGCCAGGGCCTTACTCAGCTACAATTCGTAGATTTATTACGGATGATCCCGAATCACTAAAAAATGACTATCCACTGACTGAGGTTCCAGCTCCAGTGGGTGAAACAATGGCTGTTGTTTACGCTTGGTTTTATGCAAGCCTTGATGGGAATAATACTGCGGCGGTGGCAAATGAAAGGCAATTGCCAGCAAGCATCCATGGGCCAATTACAGTAACTCTCAATGGCACCGAGCCTGAGCCTGACAGAGAGAGAGTATATACTGATAGTTATCCAGAAACACCTGGGTATTCTGCTTTTATGGCCCTTTCTACGATTAGAATAGGATATGAAACTCGCGAGTTGCCTTTGAGTTTATATGAGGTAACAATAATTGAAATCAACATTTCCAACTTATATGGCGGGTAAGATATTACGAGACTACATTCCAAAAGAGGCTCAAGCATTGCTGGACATGCGCAGAAGCAGTGGAGACCGCTCCGATGTTTCATTGCCAACGGAAACGACAAGAAATGCTCCTAGATATTCATCTAATATGAGCACTCGACATACCCCATGGTATGACGCATTTAAGCTGGATCATGGAGACAATGGTGCGCGTATCACCCAAGGTTGGCTTGAATGGTATGTGACAACAATTGTTTTTGAAAAGAAGTTTATTTATGATGCTAGTGGGACGCTTTTAGATGATGTTAATTCCTTGTTTTCTCAGGAGCCAATTGAGGGTGTAAAAGTTAAAGACATGGAAGAAGCGGCGATGTATGACGAGGAGCATAAATGGCTGCAATTAAATTGGTGGGGAGATGTTTGGGCTGTAGTGGAGCTGTCAGAAGAAACTGGAGAGCCAGTTAGTCTTACCATTGAAGGCCCTGACGAACCAGCTATGCGACCAATTGCCAGACTAGATTCGGATTTATCCCGTGGGTCTGGATCAAGTGGAAATGATGAGCGATGCGGATATGCAGTAAAGATTGGAACAGTCCCAGAAGAAGGTGAAGTATTTCAAAAACATATAGGCAACCTGTATTGGTTTGTTGCGTTTATTCCAGAGGCTGGCTCATCTAGTAGCATTGGTTCCTCTCCAAGCTCCTCTCCAAGCTCTTCTCCAAGCTCTTCTCCAAGCTCTGCCCAGAGTTCATCTCAAGCTTCCAGCGCAGGAAGCTCCAAAGATACAGCTATTGTTCCCCATCCCAATGGTAACTACTGCAAGTGGTATGCAATGGAGGCTTCTGAAGTTCTTTTCTTTGACTTTCAAGAATTTGAATTACCACAAGGAAAACATAGTATTGAAGTAGATCCTGTAGTCGCGTTTGGATGCGAACCTAATAGTTTAAGAGCATGGGCATCTCCTGATGTTGGCACTTGCCATGCAACTGTATCAAGCAATCGAATTCGCCTTTCTATTCGAACGCCCAAAAAAAGACAAAAAGTTCAAATCATGCTAAAGGGAGTGCGCCGAGGTTTTGTTAATATCAGAAACGCTTATGCTACATTTGATGACTTTGTTGATAACGAATGCAGGCTGAATCCCAAAATGTCCAGAGAACAAGTAATTGCCGAGCTTGCTAGGCTAGGCGTAACAAAATAAACCAATGCCCATTACTCCATTAGGAAGTTCAAAGTCGTCACCCAGTGGGTCTAGTTCATTCTTGAGCGGATCAAATATTAGTTCTAGTTGCGTTTGTGATTACACAGTTGGAGTGGTGTTGCTTTTGGATAATAAGGCACAGGTTACTATTACGAATACTGGAACATGCCCTTTGGTTATAATGGGAAACTCTTGGGCTATTGGAGGCGCAACAAGTTCATCAGAAACGTGGCCTCAACCAATAGCGGCTGGGGCGATTTTGAATTATATTATTGAAGAGGCTTATGACATTCGTGGATTATATTCCATATTAAGCACTGATTGCTACGAGACAACTTTTAATATTCCAGTTGAATAATCATTATGCATACAATTGTAATACCATATAGTCCTTGTTTTGGGAAATTTAGAAATGGAACAGAATTACGTTTTTGTTTGCGAGGGTTGCATGAACACTTGCAAGGTGAATATGAAATAGCCATTGTTGGCCCTAAGTTGCCTAGCTGGGTTCAAGGCGTTACCCATATTAAGCAAACCAGTGGTCGCCTCAAAACCGCATTATGTATGGCCGCAGAAGCATATCCCAGTGGCTTTTCTTGGTGGTATGATGACTGCGTATTGATTAAAGATCAAACCATTGAGCAAATCAAATTGGCTCCTGCAAAGGAAAATAGAAAGGCCGCAGGAACATCTTGGATGGGAAGCCTATTAAAGGTTAGAGATCGCCTTGCGCGGGAGGGGTTTGTTGATAGAGACTACAGCACTCCCCATGGCCCATATTTTTTTGACAAGGGAATGATTGACGAGTCCTTCCTTGATTGGCCAGGAATGTCTGGAAAGTTTCCATTCGAAACATGGATTTTAAGTAAGCGTAACGCTCCATGGCAGTCTTCTAATGTAGTTGCGCAGTATTACGGAGCCTTTCGTGCTGCACCTACAAATGATAGAATATTTGTAAATTGGTGTGATGCAGGAATGACGCCCGAATTAATTTCATGGCTAGAAAGCCAATTTCCCAATCCTTCTCCTTATGAAAAAATTGACAATATTGACGAAATTGTTTCAATTGCTCCGAGGAAAGCAGCAAGCAATCGCGTTCTTTTTACATGCCACGAAGGGTGCGATAAAAGAGTCTGGAGATGGTGTGAGTCGGGAATTAAGCATTTTGCACAAAAATGTGATGCTGATTTGATTGAATTGCCCAAATGCAAAGATGCTAATCCTCAATGGGTTTTGTTTGATGCTTTTGCAGCGAGTTTGGTTTATGAGGATGGGACAGAATTTGCTTGGGTTGATTCAGATTTAGTAATCGCAAATAATGCTACCAACATATTTGAAGAGTATCCCAAAACATTACACGTTTGCGTTAATGCCAGTAAGTTCAGCAACAAGCTCAAGGATGAAATGAATCTACCTACAAATGTTAAGAATGTTTGCACTGGCGTTGTAAAGTGGAAACGGGAAGAAGCGCAAAAACTTTCCCTGTGGTATACACAAAATAAGTTTCGATTTCCTAAGAGCGAAGGGGATCAGGAGTTGCTTGTTGTGGCTCTTCACGAATTGGGCATAGCAACAGAATGGTTTCATCCTCAAATGCACGTAGCTGGAGCCAATCCTCCTGCAAAAACAGCATTTAAGCACAAGGGAGGAAGCTCTAAGGTTAAATGGATTCCAAGGTTTTTGGAAATCAATCGCAGGCATGGATTGCTAGCTGTAAGTGAAAATGAGTCAAATACGGGAATGGCTACTTACCGAATATGTAGCCCCAAAAATGCGAGGCCAAATGAGGTAGCAATCAATCCAGTTATGACTGGAAACAAGGTGGAAGGCACAACAATGGCTCACATGCGAGCAATGATGACGATTATTGAAAACGGGCAATATCCGTGTCTGGTTTTAGAAGAGGATGCCACAAGGACATCTTTTGAAGCAATTATGCCTAATGCGCCTGTTGATTGGCTGTTTGTTGGATTGTCTCAATACACTGTGGAAAATAAGGAGAAGGGCATACTATGGACGAATCCGCCAGTTGTTTGTGATGGGTTGATTGACATGGATGGAATGTGCGGAACCCATGCAGTTATTTACTACAACAAAGAAGCCGCGATTATGATGCACGAATGTGGATTACTGGCATTAAGTCTGAAAATACCAATTGATGTAGCCGTAGCAAAATACTGCCAAAGCAATGGAATCACCAGAAAAGGATTGGCTAAACCACTGTATTACCAAAATGGGGCGAACGCCTGTTGGACAAATATTGAGCTGTGAATTGTTTTGAGTTGATTATTTCTTTAGTCAACTAAATTTGCTTTGCATTTTAGGTCATTTCCTGTATTGTTGCGGCATGGCACAGTCACTTACTTTCCTTGAGGCCAAGCAGCGTTTTGCAAACCTAGTAACTACTGAGGTTAACATTGGCGACGCTATTCAAGAAGTCGTAGATAGAGCTTATGAAATGGGGCGCTGGCGTGGCATGACTGAAGAGATTGATTGCCTTAACCACCCAGAAGTGAATATTGTTTACGACGAAGAAAAGGATGAAACATTTATTGATTTTAATCCCAATGTATTTGATGGAGCTATTGGATTTAGATTCAAGGGAAAGGGCTACTATATTAAAACCCTCATCTCGTTATATCAAGAAGATGTAAATGTCGGAATTGGTTATTTCATTGATTTAGGCGACGTAATTGTGGATGATGAAGTATATCGCAGATACCGCATGCCTCGTCACTGGAAAGACCTTACAGAGCCGCTTTACGCGCTCGTAAAAAAAATTAGCATCAATCTCATGGAAGACGATATGCTCGTCCCCATTAAGAGTATTGGTGCATTAAAGGCTGGCATTCTTGCCGTAGCCTACGAGAACGTAAATGATTTAGAAAGGGCTGAACTCAATTGGCAGAAATTCAATACGTTAATGGAACGCGCTCAAAAACAATACAATGGCAATCGCAAGATTCACATTCGTATTAATGACAACATGAAGAAACGTCCAACACAATTTAGATAATATGGCTTTACAAGAAGACCCCTCAAAATACTTTGGTTCCGTTGATTACTTCAGGAACAAGGATGAACAACGCCGCACTGTAAATGATATGCGCCGTGAAGAACGGAATAAGCGCATTATACAGCAAGGCCTTACTAGGAATATTAAGAAGGCTATTCGTGAAGGGAAAGATCCCAGAGGATTTATTTCTGCTGCTGAGGAACTTGGGCTCAATGCCGCAGGTGGCGGAGGGCTTGGGCAAGAAGCTAGTCAGCGTGATGCTGAATTAAGAGCTAGGGCTGCTTCTTTATTTGAAGGGGTTCAGGCTCAAAAAAGCAAGGCAGAAGGAACTATTGGTGGAGTTCCAACTCCATCTGGTGGCATCGTTAGTCCAACTCCTGCAATCAACCAAGAGGCTACGCAAAAACCACAAGGGACAGCGACAACATCTGAAGGCAAAACAATTCCAGCAATTCCATTTGTTGGTCCACCAGCTCCTAATGCTCAACAATCGCAAGTGGTTGCTTCAACCAAACCTGCATGGTGGGACGATGTGCAAAATGATAGGACATTTAAGCCATTTAAGGAAGATTGGTCAAGATTTGCTGGCAAAACCAGAGAGGAAGCTCGTCAAATGATTATGTCCCAAAAAGCACGAAATGCCATGAGAGGTTTTGATCGGGCTGGGCAGCAATTGGTTGTCGATGAAAAACAAGTTGCCCTTGATAGAAAGAATTCAGCCATACTTGGAGCCATTGACAAAGATGAAGAAACTCAAAAAAGGATTGAGCAATCTTTGCTTGCTAATAAAACATTTCAAAATATGACAGTTCCCAATGCAACAGGAACCCCTCAGAGCAAGCAAGAAGTTTTTGATGAGTGGCAACGCGAAACGGCGCGATTGAAATACGATGTTGATAACGCCCTAATAAGTAGGCAGGAGAGAAACGCAAAAAGAGAACTCAGTCAATCCCCCAAAGAATGGATGAAGTTTCAAACCGAAGGAGAAATTGCAAGGGATGCGTTTTATGCTAACGAATATCAAAAGAATTATGCTGACGCATTAAAAAGGGTGCGCTCAGAAAGATATGCAAACGAGCAGTTTGAGCTTGGTCAAAAAGAGAATGAAATGCAAAGAACTGTCGATACGCAAATAAACAAAACATTGAATCCATACTCATAATATGCCAAGCCCATTTGATAAAGTGACGAAATCTGGAGAGCTAAGAAATTTCTTGGCCAACCAACCAATAATTGAGCAAGTAGCCAAAAGCCAAGATACTGTCTTTCAATCTGAAATGAATAGACTTGGACTGCAAGAGCGACAAAAAGAGATCGCAATGAAGGATGAAAGCCTTCAAACAATGCGTAGCTATGATGAGCAAGTTGCTAGTCAGGCAACAAGTGCTGAAGACTTGCTTAAAAGAACAAGGGATTTCGTTAAATCCAATCCTCGCAATGCTAGCGCTATTATGGACTACGCTAGCAAAACGTCTTCCTTATTTGACACGGAGAACAAGAATAAACTTTCTGCTATTGAACTTGAACAGAAAACCCGTGAAAATGAAATTCAAAGAGAGTTTGATGGGCTGCAAAGAAAGACGCTTAAAGCCAAGCTCGAATCAGATCAATTGAAATTTGCTCAGGAACAAACAAATGCAATGCTTGCTGATTGGAAAACAAACAAAACGCAGGTGGATGGCGTGACCAATATGTTTGCAACGATTAAAAATCTGGGACTCACCAAAGAGACTCAAGATGGGATTACAAATGTTTCTAATTACTTCTATAAGAAAATTAATGATCTTGCTGGCAGAGACGACGCTCAAAGCAAGCTTGAGGCTCAAAAGTATTACGATCAGGCTAATAGCGTATTTGCACCGCTTCTTGAGTTTGATGCTGTAAATAGAACTCTTAGAAGTTCTTATTCGGTTAAACACGCTGAAACACAAACTAAAGCACAGGGACAATATCAGCCACAATTCATGCAATGGGCTGCAAGCAAAGCAGCAGAAGGTGTTGATCCTTCTACACTTAATTTCGAAGGTTTCTTAATTGATGCTTACAATACCCGCGATACTGAGGGGAGTGTTGGCAATATCATGATGAGAACCAAAGATCAGGCAGAAATGCTTGAGGATGTTGGTGAACTTGCTCAAGCAAAGAATCAATTCCAATCATACAATAAAGCATTGCTTATGTCTATTGATCCAGTAACTGGAATGCCAAGAGAGGATAGAATGGGTTCGATTGCTCTTGAATCTGCGGCAATGAGAAACACACTTGGCCAAAGCATGACTAGAAGCAAATTACGGGCTGATACATACTCGCAACAACTTGAACAAAGGAAAGCGCTTCTTGATAATCTTAAAACCGAAACTGGAATTAAATACACCGAGGGAAGGCTTGCAGATATGCAAACAAGAACTAGGATGCTTCAAGAAAGCACTAAGAAGCTGGAAAGCGAAAAGACAAGAATTGAAAATGCCATTATTGATGAGCGCTCAAAAGAGGCAACTCCTGGAGGAGCAAATGAAAAGAGGACAAAGCTCATTGAAGACCTACAAGCACAATTGGGCAATGTAAACAAAGACTTGGAAATAGCTCGATCTAGCGCAGCAGTAAGTTCATCACCAACAGATTCAGTAACAGCAGTAGAATAATTTATGACCGATCCATTTAGCACGGAAAACAAGAAGGGTTTCATCACTTTTGAAAAAGGCAGCAAATATGCCTACCTCAATGAACCAACGCCAGTTGAGCCAACTAAAGAAGAAGAGAAGGATGATTTTGTTCCAGAGACTTATGCTGATTATGGCATTAAGCCTTCTGACTCATTGAATCCATTTAAGATGTTTGACTCTAATGAATGGGCAAATAATCCACAATCAAGAGAAGACACGGCAAAAAAAATTTCTGACGATTACTACAATAAACTCCTTCAATCCGATGCAACAGTTCCAGCTGTTATTGATGGCGAGGTAAAACAAGTTCCTGCGTCTCTGAGCGGTAGATTAACCAATGCTGGTTTGCATACCTACAGCAGTAGCTTGGAAATGATTGGAATGGCTCAGAAGCGCGAAGATGGTGGGTTTGTTCTTAACCCACTTACAGGAAAACGTGAACCAGCATTTGGAAGTAAATTCCTTACTCCTTATGACCCAGTTAAAAATCGCTCCGAACAAAAACGTCAGGCCGATGAGAATGGTTATGGTGCTAGTGAATATGAGTTGTCCAATAAAGAAATCTTTGGGCGTGACCACGTATCTAGCGTTATTGAGGCCTACAAGAGAAAGAATGAGTTGGATGATGAGGATGTTAATATTCAAAACATTACTCCTGAAAGGTTTGTAGAAATCCGCAACTCTCTAAGGGACTCAGCACCAACTGATGGCAACTTTGAATTGCAAAAGAAAATCAATGGGAGCAATGATCCTATTATTGATGAGCAAGCCAAGAAGGAATATACTGATGCGCTTGGCTATTACGCAAAAGAAAAGCAACTTGGTGATAAGCTTGTTGATACTTACAATGGCGAACCAGTAATCAACTATGAAAAGATTACCGATATCAATCAATTTGAAGAAGCTGTTAAATCTTTGAAAATGCCAGCTGCTGACAAAGCAAGATTTCTAGCTTCATTTAGACGCGACTTTGAGGAGGAAGCATCCAAGATTCTTCAGGAGCAATACACTGGTTCTTTAGCCGCCGAAACAATTACATTTGGGATTGCTGATGGTGGCGATGAGGCAATGCAGAGATATGCGGAGTCGAATAAAACTGCTTATGAGTTTCTAAAAGAAAATCCATTTTACTCCAAAGATCAATCTTATTTTGCTTCTTCGCTTAAACGTATTGGACTTAGAACAATCAATTCATTCCAGAACACTGCTATTGGCGCAAGCACACTCGCTCTTGGCGCTGTAGGTTATGTTGCTGACAAACTAGGAATGGAGGGCGTTGAAGATGTTGCAAGAAGAGGAACAACTGCCATGGCTGAAGCTGGAGCTACGTCTAGTGAAATTCTGCAAGCCAATGCTAAGTATCAAGGCGGAATCAACAAAGCTTTTAGCATTGGTCAAATTAACGTAACTGATGAGGATATTTATTCATTGCTTGGTCAAGTTGCGGAAACATTTGCAACTGCTGGTCTTAGTCGTGCCATAGGCATTGGAGCAAAAGCTGGGACCGCTGCTGCTGAAATGACAGTTGCTCAAGCACTGAAAGCTGGTGGAGCCAAAGCCGCTGAGAAAATTGCAGCTAAACAAGGAGCTGGTGTTATTACTCGGTCTGCAACCCAAATGAAAGAAGCTGCTATTTCCTTGTGGACTAACTCATCCAAAGTAAAGGCTGCTGAAAATCTTTTGGCTACATCTCTTCAGGGATCATTCGGTTCTGCTGGTCAAGCCCTCTCTACTGCTTATGGAGAGGCAATTAATAAGGGATTAAGTAAAGAAGATGCATTAGCTGAAGCAACTGGCAAAGCCACCGCTAGTGGACTTGCTACATTTACTGCCATGTCTCTTATGAACATGGTTGCTCCAGGTGTTGAGAAAGTTTTAATGTCTCCTGAGACAACTGTTGGACTTGGGCAAGCTGTAAAGAATACTCTCGCTAGACGTTCGGCAACTAAAGGTATATCTGCTGGACTCAAAGATATTGTTTCTGATAAAGCTACAAGATCGGCGCTATCTAAAGGTGTTGCTGATGCAATCCGTGGTCAAGTAGCCAAGGAGGGTATTGGTGGATACATTGGCGCTGTTGCCCTTAGTGGTGTTAGCGAAGGGCTGGAGGAGATGCTTGATACGGCATTATCCACAACAATTGATGCTTACTTAAATAACTCCCCAGAAGCTAGAAAGGAAATGGAGAAAACTGGATTTGTTTTCGATATTCTCAAGTCTGGTATTTTGGGAGCAATGATGGGCAGTGGAACTAATGTTGTTTCATTTACTTCAAAAGAAAAGAAAGCAATGGCTGTTAACGCCAAGAAAGGCATGGATGCCTACTTGCAAGACAAGTTGCCACAACTTCCTGCGAGTCTTCAACAACAAGTATTTGTTTCTCAGGCAGACAAAGCCCAGCCACAGCTTGTTTTAACAATTGATGAAATTCTCAAAAACGGAACTCCTGCTCAACAAGTAGAGGCTCTAGCCAACCTTGGCAATGTTGCTGCTGTTAATGCTTTTGCTCCGCCAGCTAGCACTACTCCAACTGGTGGTGGAACTACGCCATCAGGAACAACCACGCAAGCTCCTACAGCAACTACAGGAGCCACAGCAACAACCACTGGGACTACACCTGCTCCAACAGGTGGAACAACTACAACACCAACAGCAGCTCCAACAGCAACAGGTTCTCCCACTCTTGCTGGAAATACTACAAATCCTGAACCTACGATTGCTTCTGATAATTCTCCGTCGATGCCTGATTTTGGCAATATTGAAAATGAATCATTTTACGATGCAGTCAAATCTCTTGGACTGTCTGGTAGTAATGCAAATGGCGAGAACTGGCAAGCACATGGAACAGATCAAGAATCTTCTGTGCTTTCAATTTTGGAAGACGGACCAAAAACTTCCGATGGGGCTACCTTTTTTACTGGGCCGATTACTGGCTCATCTGTTGGTGGCGTAAACACAAAGATTAACGCAAAGTATCTTATTGTTGGCAAAAAGGGAACTAAGATTGCAAACAAAGATGAAATCGCTGGTGTTGTTGTAAATCCTCAATCGAATGAGTCCAAAGCTGCATATGAAAAGCGTCTTTCGGATGTTCGCGCAAAACTTGAGCCGCTCGGACATACGGTTTTTACTCCCCGTGATTACGCAAATTATGTTTCAGCCAATAAATCAAACGAAAAACAAACTCAAACCACGGAGTCTGCTCCTAAATTATTTACCATTAGCGGAACTACTGGAACGCAGGTTAAGATTAAAGCCCCAGTTGAATCTGAATCAGAACTAGCTAATTATGCTTATGAGCAAGCCCATGGCAAATCAATCCCTGCTGGCAAGCTTGCGCCAACTAAAAAGGAAGTATTGACTGGTGGCAAAGCAAATAGATACAATGTTACTTCTTACAGCATTGATGGGAAACCTGCCGACCTTCATAGCATTGAAGTAGATAAAGATGGCAATCCAGTAAAAGCTGGAAGCGCTGAGGAAACTACGACTTTGTTTGCCACAAAAGAAAAACTCACAAGTCTTCTTGGCCTTAGTACACGCAGCCAAGGATTGCTTGAGTCTACAAACGAATTTGCTGATGTAGCAACTGAAGTTCAACCACAAAAAACGAAGACTCCTGAGAAGAAGGAATTAGTTCCAGAAAAACAAGAGCCTAAAGGTAAGCCAACACCTAAAGCTGAAGTTGAATCTAAGCCTAAAGAATCTGCGCAACCTGAAGCTCCTGTTGAAAAAGTTGAACTTAAAGTTGTCAGTAAAAACAAATTTGTTGAAGGAGAAGAAAAACTTTCCGCAAGACAGAAAACATCTGTTTCCAAGTTCTCTAAAACTGTTGAAAAGGTTGGCGGGAAAATAGTTGTTGTTGATACTGAAGCTGATGCGAATGAATATCTTAAAAGTATTGGAGTTAAGCCAAACGCTATGCCATCTGCTGCTTTTGCATTGCTGTCTGACGGCAAGCCAGTAATTGTTCTTATCAAGAAGTCTCTTGATAAATATGGAGACATTGACACGGCAATTAAACACGAATTGTTTCATGCAATTGAACTTCAATTCATGCAAACATCTGAAGGCAGAAAGCTTTACAATGATGTTGATTTGGATTCTGTCGTTAAGAGAAAAGATTTGATTGCTTTCATGGAGAAAGAATACTCTCCAGACTTTGCTTCATTAGATAGTAACGTTGCATTTATGGAAGTTATGCGAGCTTTTATTGCTGGCAAAATTCATAAAGAAACATTTACTTACACCCCATTTGCTAAATACTTTGAGGCGTTTATTAAGTATCTGAAGAAAATTGTTGGCAGAGATAAAGAGCTGAACAGGTATGCTACTGCTCTTGAGAAAGCATATCTCAATGCAATTAAAGGCAATGAAGAGGCGTTTGGATTGAAAGCTGCGTCCAGCGAGAAGTTCAAAGGATTCATGTCATCAGTTGTTGATAAGGCCAAGAACTTAGTTAAGTCATCAGCAAAAACTGGAAGCGCAATTCAAACTGGAATCGCTACAGATGATGATATCAACGAGCTTGTATCTGATGCTCAAATTGAAATTGCTAATGCTTACAATGAGTCTGCAAATGCCAATGATATTTTCAATCTTGTTGCTAACATGATTGAGGAAAGATTGATTGGTGTCGGAACTGGATTGAGCGTTGCAAGCAAACTTAAAGCATATCGAGAAATCCTTGGCGAACTCAATGATGACGCCTCTACGGAAGAACTACGTGCTTTGTTCCAAGGCAAGATTGACCGCCTAAATACAGACAAGTCTCCAGTTATTGCAATGCCAGCAAATCAGCTTCCTGATACAAAGCCAATTGAGAAAAAACTTGGCGTTGCTGGCTGGTCTGGAATTAGACGTTTTGTTACTGGCGTAAGAGAAGATGGAATGACTCAGGCAAAATCAATTAAAGAGATTGCCCAAACTAAAGGAGATGAGCTTCCATTTACTAATGCGTTTATTGCTGATGAAATTGACAAGGAAACTGGTAAGTATCCAGATAGAGATTTGAAGTTTGGTGATGCTCTTGAAAGTCTTGATAGTAATGGCGTTGTTAATGGATATTTGATTTACAGTCATAGCGTTGAAACCGTTAATCCCGAAACAAAAGTTAAATACATGGCTCATCGCTTTATGAAGAGTCCTGTGTTGAAACAGAATGGGAAAATTAGCCCATTCTTCTCAGTGCGCCAATCACAGTATGCACGTGAGTTTTATGAAATGGTTACTGATAGTAATGTCATTAACACTATGTTCAAGCCTACAAGTGAGGGCGTAATGATTGATTCTCCAGAGGGGCTTGTTAAGCTCGTATTCAACTCTCTTACTTCTAATAGAACGGTTGGCACTGATGGCAAAACCCCAGAAGCATTCCTCAAGCAAGGAGATAAAAGCATTAAGTTTGCAGACGTATTTCAATTTGTTACTGGTGACAATAAAGACGGGACAAGTCCGTTTTAT